TGATGTAGAAGAATTAATGAATGTTGACCAAGGTTGGACTCGTGCTGTATTAGCAAAGGGTTCTCATATTGTATGGTCATTTGAATCTAGTCCCACCCTTCAAGACATAGATGAAGAAGTCCAAGCCTTTGAAGAACTATGGGGTTGCCCTCCCGTAGCAATCTTTGTAGACAACCTTATGGACATAGCAACAGACGGAGGCGAAGAGTTCGCATCTATGAGGGCTATTATGAAGGAGTTAAAATACCTTGCTCGTGCTACTAACGCCGCTGTTATTATTTTGCACCATACTTCTGAGGCTGTACTTGGCACTCCTTGCCAACCTCGCTCGGCTCTTCAGGGTAAAGTGGCACAACTTCCTGCTCTTATCTGCACTCTTGGAGTTGTTGGCACTTCTATGGCTGTTGCCCCTGTAAAGAATAGATACGGACGGGCTGACGCTAACGCCAATCTAAACTGTTGGCTATCCTTTAATCCAGAGTTTATGTTTATGTCTGACATACCAGAGAATGGTGGTTAGTTTGACTAAAGATATAGGTAGCGTCTCTATAACTATTGGTTTTAATACTATTCATTGCTTTGGTATTGGGTATGAGAAGTATCCTTTAATAAGTATGGAAGAGGACAACTTAAATACAGTGCTAGCCAAGGTAAATAGGTTTGATTTTTTGTTTTTCTTTATTAATTTTACTAAATACCCAAAGATTGCTTGGCGTTATTGAAGCAAGTGTCTACCCATTATATGACTAGTAGGTGGTATAATTATACATTAAAGACTGATGAGGGTCAGTCGGATAGTTTAAGGAGTAAGTGTGATTAGAGAAGAAGAAGATGATATGACACAGGAGATTCGTCGTCTTGTTTTGCTTGAAGTTAATGCAGAAGTTAAAGATTTTATTAGTAAGATTGAGCAAGCAAAGATTGATGCAAAAGATGAATGGGGTGATGGACTTAACACTGGTTTAGACTGGGCTGTTCGTATCCTTAAGAAAGATAAGAGTGCATATTAATGTGGTCATACGCACTCACTTCACTGGAAGAGGCAACTGCAGTTGAGGTTGGATATCAAAGACAAAAGGTTTACTTTGGGGACCCAACTAAAAATATAAATTATTCTGAAGGTGATTTGTGGGAACTGTGGCAACACGCAGTGTGTGCTGGTTCAGAGTTAGCCTTTGCACGTATGCTCGGTAAAAAAGATTTTACTCCGCATTTTAATAAGTGGAAAAATGAATTAGATATTCCTGGTTTTGGTGAGATTAGATACGCATTCCCACCTGTACGTGGTATGAGATATACGCTTAGAGATACTGATGATTTAATTTATGTTCTTATATCTGACGGCTTATGTCATAAGACACGAAGGATTGCACCCGACTGGCAAGGACCTTATTACAGTGCCAAGGGTTGGATGTATGGAAAAGATTGCAAGAAAGATGAATGGAAATATAATGATAAGACTTGGTATGTTCCAGTTGAATCCTTAAATAAGATGGAGACATTACCAATTGCCATCACAGTCTAGGAAACATAGAGGATATCGTAGCCAGAAAGTAGTAGCCCAATACCTAGCGGTTAATGGATTTCCCTACGCAGAATCTACTGGTGCGGGGCGCAGTGGCACAGATATAACTGGGTGTGTTGGTATAGATTGGGAGGTAAAGGCACGCACTGGCTTTAATCCCTCTAGTGCTGTCAAACAATTAAAAGATAGAGCCAAGTCTAAGATTCTTGGTTTAGTTTGCTTAAGACTTAACGGACAAGGTGAAGAGAAAGTCAAGGATTGGGTAGTAGTCTTAAGACTGGAAGATGCAGTTAATCTTTTAAGAGAGGCAGGGTATGGTGAGAAGAATTGATAATGAATTACCAAGTATTAAGAAAATTCTTTTACACTACGGAGCAACTCTGCGACAAACTCACGGACAAGTTAACCTCAAGTGTCCGTTCCATTCTGACACACATCAATCTGGAACAGCAAACCTTGACAACAATATTTTCTTTTGCTTCGCCTGCGGAGTGCAAGGTAACAGTTTACAAATCATAAGCCTACAAGAAGGAGTAAATATACGTGAAGCAGAGCGCATCGCAGAAACAATTACTGGACAAAGCAGCAGCACGTTACGCGGAAAAAATTTATCTGGCGGAAGATTACCTAAGAAGCAGAGGCATCCCGTTGGAAGTGGCACGTCTGGCGCAATTAGGCGTAGTCGCGGAGCCTGAGATTGGACACGAAGCGTTCCACGGAAGACTATCCATACCGTATATTACCAAGACTGGTGCAGTCGATTTGCGTTTTCGCAGTCTTAATCCTGCTGTGGAACCTAAATATATGGGTATGACTGGTGCTGATACCAAGATGTATAACGTATTAGATATAGACAAAGCAAACGATTACATAGGAGTGTGCGAAGGTGAACTTGATACTATTACTCTCTCTGCTTGTGTTGGTATCCCTTGTATCGGTGTTCCTGGGGCTAATAGTTGGAAGAAACATTACACTCGTTTACTCGCGGACTTTGAAAGAATATTTGTCTTTGCCGACGGCGACCAGCCAGGCACGGAGTTCGCACGCTCATTGGCTAGGGAACTCCCCGTCACTATTGTGCAACTGCCAGAAGGAGAAGATGTCAACTCAGCCTACGTTAAATTTGGAGCAGGATATATAAGAGAGAAGGCTGGGCTTGAGTGATAGACCCAATTGACCCAGACTATCTCAAGTGTCACGAGTGTGGGCAAGACTTTGATAATTCATTTGATTTAATAGACCATACATTGGAAGATGAAGATGAGTTTGACCCTTATCTAATTCTTCCTAATGGTTATAGATTAATGCTTGGTTCTTTACTGAGATTTCTTTATGATAATTCCGACAACACGGAACAAATAAGACATATAGCACAATCTACCTATGTTACACTTTTTGCAGCAGAGAATGGCTATGACTTAATTGACACGTTGATTGAGGATATGATAGTCAAATCTTCTTTACAGAATTTTGACGAATCGCTTCAGCAATTACTAACCGAGAGTGATAAAGAGAATGGGGAGTGAAGAAGTATGGCAGATTATAACCCACTTGGAGGCACAAGGTTTCCATATAACGTCAATAAAGATACAGGACAATCAATTGATACTACAAATCACGGTGCCCCTGCTCTCGACCCCAGGTTTGCAATAGCAGTTAGCGAAACCTTTGATGAACTTAAACAATTACTCATCAAGAAACATCTTGATTACGGCCCGAAGAATATCTCCGACTCACCAGGTGGACCTCTTAATGGACTACGAGTGCGTATGCACGACAAACTTGCTCGCATTAATAACCTTACCGACAAAGGCACAACACCACAATACGAGTCGCTTGAAGACTCCTTTAAAGATATGGCAAACTACTCAATCATAGCCCTTCTTGTCTTAAGGCATAAGTGGGATAGTGAATGAAGGAACAAGAGTTATTTGATTGGTTAAAGGTTGGACACTACTCTGATTTAGAAAAATCTTCTAATGAATATGATGGCTTTGATTGCACAAGTAATCACTTTAAAATGTTTATTGAACTTAAGTCTAGGCTTACCCACTACGATACTCTTTTATTAGAAAGAAAGAAGTTTGATTTCTTGGTTGTAACCGCAGAAGTTCTAGGCTATCAGCCTTGGTATATAAACTCTACACCCCTTGGTGTGTGGGCTTTCCCTCTTAACTCAGTAGTTAAAGATTTAGAATGGGTTGATAAGTGGCTACCTGCTACCACTGAATTCCAAAACAAATCAAAGACAACCAAGTTAGTTACATTTCTTCCATTAGAATTGGGCATAAAACTGACGTGATTGAATGGGATAGAATAAAGAAATGGGACTACATTGTAGACTCCGTTGCCTCTGAATATCAACTTAAATTTAAGATTGAGATAAAAGATATAAGACAAAATTTATATCAATGGTTTGTTGAGCACCCAAATAAACTAGATATTTGGGAAGCAATAGGTGAGAAGGACGCTAAGAATTTAATTTATCGTTCACTTCGTAATCAGGCACTCGATTATTGTCAGGCTTGGAAAGCAAAGACAGGTGGATATGAAACCTCTGACCTATTCTTTTACCAAGCAGATATGATTGAAGCCTTGTTGCCCTCTGTCTTAAGAGGTGAGATAAACCTTGCACATAAACTAAATCTTGGTGGCACTGCTCGTCCTTCTGCGCCCTCTGAAGGTGGCAATCTTATGGCTATGATGATTGAGATTGACGCAGGATTTTGGAAGTTAGGTAAAGAAGATAGGAAGTTATTGTTCCTTCGCTACTCTGAGACTATGGATTTCCAAGCAATTGCAGATGAAATGAAACTACCTAGTGAAGACACTGCTCGTATGAGAAATAAAAGAGCCATAAAGAAATTGATTAATAAAATTGGTGGGTTTAAACCTTATCGTGATGAAGATTTACCTGAAGCAACAGAGGGTCAGCCACCCGTAGAATAAAATCCACCTGTTTTAAAAATGGTAGGGATAGCAGACCACAATCTTGTCATACTTTCATTACAACATACAGGTATTGTTTCGTCGTCGTGCGCTTTGCTTAACTCTTGTTGTCCCCCACATACATTACATTTATATTCATACGTCGGCACTAATCACACCCATCTATTTCCGTTGGCGCAGTAGCCACCGCCCCACACTCATCACATACTTGGTCTAGTAAATACATTCCTACTTGTCTTGTCTCGTTATCCCACATTACTTTTAAGTTCCACATCTTTGACCCGCAAACACAAACAAAAATTGGGTCTCCCCTTAAATCAAACATCAATACCAATTGTGATGTAAGTGCCACCTCCAAGCAGAGCAGGGGGTTTTATATCTGTGTTGAATATATTTATATGTCTTAAGTAGTTGAACTGTTGGGTCCGTGCTCGTCTCACCAATAAGTTGTCCGATACCAAATGCTTTTGAACCTGCTTTATTTTTAGCAAAGTTATCATACTTACTTTCTTTAATGAAAAGATTATCAAGGCACACCCACTCCTTATCTTTCCAACCATATCCTAACCAAGCGATACTTTTAGCCAACACCTTATTGGCTTTCTTCTCCTCCATTGTAGCCTTTGTCGGCTCTGGAGTTGGGGATTTAAAGGGTGTGCCTACCTTATTAATTGAAAATAAGGTTAGGGTGGCAACCAAAAGGACTAAGGCCACCACCCGCTTGCGTATTAACTTACTCTTCTTCTTAACCTTCGTCTGTCGTGTTCTGTTAGTCCACCCCATACGCCAAACCTCTCGTTGTTCTGTAATGAATACTCAAGGCATTCTGCCCTAACATCACAGGCTTTACATATCCGTTTAACATATGCTGTCTTATCTCCCTTGTTAGGAAAGAATATCTCAGGGTCTATCTCAGCACACAGAGCCTTCTTAGTCCACCCAGGTGGCATTAGAACCTCAGCAATTATACTCATCTACTCCTCCAATTTCTCCAATAGGTAAGCCATTTCTTATAGTATCTGAGCACAAGTAATAGGAGGAAGAATACAGTTATGCTCATCTAAGTTCTTGTATCTGGACTACATCACCTCTATCTACATCTTTCCATTTATAGTTTACATACTCTTGGTTTTCAAAGAGCCATTCATCTTTGGCTTGCATTTTCCACTCATTCCAATCTTCTGGAATACCGACGCCCTCTGGGAGGAATACTCTTACGCACTCCGTCCCTTTGGTTTCATAGACAACATCAAAAGCATTTCTTAGAACAACCACATTGCTAGGTGGGTCTCCTAAAAATCTTTCACCATTACTATCTGTTCTAACTACTCTGCTTGTTCCAATCATTGTGCCTTCTCCATTTCTGCTTCCATTTCCTTTTGTCTCTCCGTCATTATATCCATATTGCAATCGTCGCATAATGGCTTGTGAT